CTGGTGCCGTGGCACCACCTTCATTCCGGGTTTTTCCGGAAGAAGGGCCTTTTCACATCAGTAGGAGAGCGACATCATGCCGATACCTAATCTTACGGGGGACTTGCGTTATGACACGCGAGGCCTTCCAGAAGGTTATGATCCTCATAAATTATATGAGTACCGGTATGATACCGTCGTTAAAAATGCTACTGGTTTTGAGTCGTTTTTGTACAAGTACATCCCTGCTAGTGTTATTAAGTCTTTCGCTTTCGCGATTGACCCAACGGCACCTTTCAAGGTTGCACCTGTTGCAATTACGCCGTCTAATAGAACAAAGTGGAGGCAAACCGCCTCGGTGCTTCTTTTAAGGAAGCACACACTGACAAGAGATCGACAAACTTGGGCACAAGACCCCAATTACGGGGGTGTCTCTGCTTGCTGGTCTCCGTCGCTGCGCTATCAGACGTTAAGTCAGCAACCACAAATTGGGGGCTTACGTTCCCAAGATGCTTTGGCTGACTATCTCAAAGACACCACTTCACGTACTCGTCTTTTAGGTTCGAAGCAAGGTACCCTCGAGTTCTTCAAGGGTTACATTAATTCTCCTCCAAGGCGAATCATGAATGGTGACGAGGGTTCTACTACATATCCCCAGACCGGACCCGCTGACAGTATCTGTACTTCCAAAGGAGGAACTACAAATAATGTATCAGGCGGTTTCGATCGTTATAGGGATGAGCAGACCCCCACCGGTAGTGTACTGCCCGTTTCAATCTATAACGCACTACGTACGTCCGAAATAGTTTATGCCAAGGCTTTATGCCAAAAGCATGCTATCGGATTAATGAAGGGGTGGAGCCCAATGAATCGGGATCACACTCTCTTCAGAAACATAGTGGAACTCAAGGATCTTCCTCGTGGAATCTTACAATTGCAAGAAACTGCGAAGAGTCTCCGAAAGTTATTTGTTTCACTTGGCACTCAACCTAAGCTCAGAGAGTCAATCTTTGATCTTAAGGGTGTTGCCAAGAATATCCCAGGTGAATATCTTTCTTTTCACTTTGGATGGAAACAACTTTATAGAGACGTCACGGACTTGGTGGTCTTGCCCAACAAGATGGCTAAGAAGTATAACTTCTTACTCTCTAGAGATGGCAAGCCAACAACTTTTCGGTCGAAGCGACTCGTCGAGTCGGCCGAATCGGGTGTCTCGGGCTTCGAATACGATATATCAGGGTTAGAGTACGGTTATCCGTTTACCTCTTCCCGAATCGAAAGAAAGTCTGAGTTGCGATTAGTTATAAACGCAACTTTTGATTTTCCGCCGATTAATATACCGTCCTTCCGTGTCAAGTCTTTTCTTGACAGGATGGGAGCTGTCCCACGTGTTACGGATCTTTATAATCTTGTTCCGTGGACGTGGCTAGTTGACTATTTCACAGGTTTTGGTAACTATGTCGAATTAATCGACAATATTAACCATGACCTGGGACTAATCAACTGGGGTATGATCACTTGCCATACTGAAGGCAAGCTCATTACCGAGTTCACTTCGAAGTCGAACTTTACTAGGAACGACTACGTCTTCAACCAGCCTGGACAGACTATTAGCAAAACAACTGTTGTTGCTAATCGTCATACCTCTGTGTTGAATTACGAGGCGAGAGCCCGTATGGACCTAGCTACAGTTCTTGATGTGAAACTAACTTCTGTGCCGACGACGTTGTCGGTATATCAGAAGTCTATCATCGGTGCGCTATTAGCACAGCGCATCGAATATTCACGGTCTAAGACATTCAGTCCTAGATCGTAAAAATCATTTCACAAGGAGACGTTTGATGCTTCCCGATCCAGTTACCGTAACCGCGGCCTCTCCCACTCCCCACCTTGTCTTCACGGTTGTGAAGTCTGATGGGTATGGGTCAGAACGCGTGGATACCGGTGGTAATGGCTATGCCGTTATCACCAATCACCAGCGTACGAAAGGCGGTGGTGACAGACACTACGTCCAAATGACGCAGACTGTCAATGCCGTTGATCCGTACTCTGGATTGACTAAGAAGCAAGTCGCTTCGGTATCCATCACTATCAACCGTCCTAGCTTCGGTTTCACCGATGCTGCGATGGTAGCGCTCGCGAAAGCCCTCACGGACTATCGCGACGATAGTGAGGTGACAACCCTCAAGTTGCTACAATTTCAGAGCTAGTTCGTATAGAATAGGAGTCAATCATGAATCCTAATACATATGAACACGCTGTTGACTTTGTACTTCGTTGGGCTGTTCGTTGGGGGCTTGTATTTGGGCCTATGGCTATTCTTGCCATAATCCTTGGTGCTTGCTCCCCTTTCCCGAACATGCCAAATCCACTTGCTAGTGGATTAGGGGTACGGCCTCCTTTAGAGGTCGGACAGGAAGGTCAGACTCGGAATCGACTACCTCAAGGAGGTTGCGATGAAAAGTCCGATATTACTCCTACGTGGTCTGTGGATGGATTTCCACAGACTTTGTCCTGATGTGAAAGGCCTCGAGCGTGATCTTGAAACGCTCGAGTCAAGGTTCGAAAACGAAGGCTATGGATTCCTAACCATAGCTTTACCTACGCTAGGAGACGCACTAAGGAGTGGTCTCCGTGATCGTAGGTTTGCCTGCCCTAGGGGGTTTAAGTCAATCCCTAAGGGAACAATCCCGAGATTCCTCTCAGGTATGTTCAGCAAAGTATTCGATCCTTTCTCTGGGGAGCTTAAAGAGGACGTCGAAGACGACGTCATAAAGTGCCTCTGTGAGGTGCTTTACCTCTTTAAGAAAATGACGATGCAATCTAGTGAAGAAGAGATTCTTCACAAGAAAGCTGTTGCGTCATTTTTTGAGACCGACGATGTAGCTGCACAGGTAGTTATACCTGATAGGCAACATCACCTCATCTCACTCGTGTCGAAAATCGTCCTTCGGAGTTTAAGTTCTGAACCCCTTAGGTTTGATCGATTCAAACACGGCCCCGGTGCTGTATACGAGGGTTACAAAGCTAACCAGAAGTGGTCGGCTTTGACGAATTCAGTCAAGAACGCTGAATTTGACTTGGATGCCTATGGGTATGCCGATTTCGAATGTTCTCTAACTGATTTATCAGAAAGAGTCGTTATCGGACAACCACTGGCCCAAGACTACCCTAGTCAAGCAGAGATGTTTGACGAGCATAGTGTACAGGCTTCGAGACGCACTGCCAGACTGGTCACGGTGGAGAAAAACTCTTCATCGCGACGAACGATTACTGTCGAGCCCATGATGAATCAATTTATTCAACAGGGGTTATCGATCTTGCTTAAGTCTGCTATAGACAATTGCAAGGTCCTCAGTAACTGTCTGGACATTACCGACCAAAGCAAGAATCAACAACTTGCATTGGAAGGCTCCCTTCACGACAACTGGGCAACCATCGATCTGAAATCCGCATCCGATCTTATGAGCATACCGCTCGTTCAGACCGTATTCGGAGGTCATGGTCTCTTCTTGGACCATATGATGGATTGTCGATCTACTCATATAGAAGCACCTAACACTGGTGTTTCTAAATTGAGTAAATTTGCCGGGATGGGTAACGCTTTAACGTTTCCAGTTCAGAGTGTTTGCTTTGCGGTAGTTTGCATCGCAGCCATTCTTGACATGAAGGGGACTAAACCTTCTTTCAGGAACGTTGAGCGCGCGTCTCGTCTTATCCGTATTTACGGTGATGATATTATCGTAGATACGAGATATGCACGTCAGTGTGTGAACTGGCTTACGTCCGTTGGCCTAAGAATCAACGAGCGTAAGAGCTTTCTTGAAGGTAACTTCAAAGAGAGCTGCGGGGTCGATGCATGGCGTGGTGTCGACGTGACACCAGTCTATATCGGTTCCCGGCCAGATGAATCGTCAACAGATCCTAACGTTATTGCTGGCCTCGTGGCAACCAGTAACCAAGCATGGTTACGTGGTCTATACGAGTTCAGCACCGTTCTGGCTCAAGAGGTGGAGGAGCGTTTAGGAATTGCTCTCCCACTTGTTGGTCAGACTTCAGGTTCGTTAGGGTGGCATACACATCTCGATGCTGCGAATCCAACTCGTTGGAATCGCACGCTTCAAGCCTTCGAAACTAGAGGGCTTACGCTCAAACCTGTAAACAGGAATGATACGTTAGATGGTTATGCTGCGCTTCTCAAGTTTTTCCATGTTCCTCTTTTAGGAAGAGGCAAGGATCACCTTAAGAAGAGTCCCATACGCTATAAACTGCGCATGGCGTTGACGTGGGTGCCTACTTACGTAGGTTCAAATCCTCAGGTACAACCTGAAGGTCAGAGACGGCGTAATTTCACAACGTCTTATTCTCATCCCCAATCAGGGATCAGTCTAAGTCGTCCGAGG